GATACTCTAATGTATTGGTATCTCTTTCGATTGGATATTCTGTTCGTACTGCGTCTTTCATACACTTTAAGACCATTTCGTGTTTATTATCAGGTGGCGATATAATGTGTTTAATCGCCATTATCATATATCGTCCCGCAAAGTGTGGATTGACTTGTTGTTTGTCTTTATCGCCTACGGGTCTAAACAAAGGTAGATTAAATGATATAATGTCGCCACAGTGTAATAATGTGTTTCCATAGACGTTGAGTGTTAGATTAATGTTTTGTAGTGATAATCGTTGTGACAGTTTCTTTTGTAGTACATTTTGTAATTCAGGAAGTTCATAGTCATTGTGTACTTTGGTGTCTTGTGGATAGACTAATATTTTTGAATTACTAAAGTCGGATAAGAGTGTTTCTGTGTCTTCAAAGTAGTGCCATGGTATTGTAAATTTAAATGATGATTTAGCACCATCTATATGTTCTGTGTGAAACGATTTACCAAACTCTGCGTGATAATTGTAATTATACTCTTTAAACGTCTTTGTAAAGTTATCGTGTGTAATTAACTTACTTCCGTACATTCCCTCTCCTAACATCGCTAATGAGTTTACAGGGCGATCAAATTCGTACTTTATCACTGTCTTTAAATCTTCTACGACATTACTTAATCCTCTTTCATCTTTAATGTTTTGAGGTTGATAGTTAAATCGAAATAGAGATGGTCTTGCTGTACCTGATAACGCCAGTAAACTTTCTATGGTTCTAAAATGAAATCCATTGGCGTTCTCGTAAAATAGATAACCCGCATTGTCATAGTTTAATGATTGTGCTTGACTTCCTAAATGTTGTATGGCGTTAAAAGGTCTTAAATTTGGTATGACGTGTTTTTCATTACTCTTGGATGGTTCATAGTACATCTTTTTCTTTGAGTTCAAATAGTCTTTGTTTCGTAATATAGTGTTAACACCTTCTTCTACAGGACCTGTAAATGCTTGACTTACACGATTCATATTATTATAAAACATTTCTCTACTAGTAAAGTATATGTTATACACTTGTGCTCTTGGTTCCATTGGAGCCATCGCATCTATCTTGTATATGTGAAACGGAAATCCTTCGCCTCGTACTGCGTTGATCCCTTGCATTCCTGGTGTGTTAAATGATAACTCTAGTTTTTCTAAACCTGTGATTGGTAATACTGATCGAAAGTCTTGTCCATCTATAACAGTGATACGTCCCATTATACACTTGTTAAAAATGTCTTCTGTGACTTCTATTGCTTGTATGATAGGGATTATATCTAATGTTGTGGGTTCGTTTGTTTCACCTTTTACATAGGATACAATGTTACAAACGTTTAAATTATAGTCCCCAGCTTGTTCGAGTATATCTGAGCTTCGTTCCGCCATAATGTATTACTTGTTAATTAACCGTTCAAACTCTCTTATAAATGTTGGAAGATAATTTTGATTTAATATTCTAATTTGTCTTTTCTGATCTTGTAATCGTTGTTCGTATTCATAGTTAGATACAGCCTGTGCGCCAGATGTATCTGAATTTACTTCTATCTTATAATCAAAATCACCAGGACCATTTGGATCTGTTGTTCCACTTGATTGGTCTATTTCATAATGATGTACTGCAGATGGATTATCATATTTTTCCTTGACATACGCCTCAAAATCTTGTAAATTCAAAGGCCAGTCATAGTATCTGTCTTTTACATCATTCATTAATAGTATGACCCAATAGTAATCTACTGTACCATAAACTTTGTATGATACTGACTCTGGTGTATCACCTATATCTAAATCATATTTGTCAAAGAGAGATATATTATCTCTTACTTTACTTCTTACTTTAACACGTCTTAATAAATTAGTAACTAATTTTACATTACCATTACCAGTTACATCATACAACATATTTGGAAATTTAGAAAAATACATATTAGTAACCTGCTACAATTTTGTTTTTAGTCATAATTTCTGTTTCTTTAAATGATAATGTCATACTGTGTTTTACAGGATTTGCACCTTTTTCATCTGGTCTAAATGTAGAAAACTGTTCATCATTACCATAGGATACATTACAACCTGTACATACTACACGTGAAATCTTATTTACATATTCATTTTCTTGGTCCATATAAGCATAGTGTATTTCAAACTCTGATGGTACTTTAAACATTCTTGCTCCAGCAGCACTTGTATCTATTTCTGGATGCATATGATACTTAAATAAGAATATAATATTTCTTACTGCCTCGGCTTCTTTCTCATTTCTAGGCCAGAAGTCAAATGAATATTCAAAACTTCTAAAAGGTACACCATTAAAAAACATCTCTTGGTGTGGATTAACTGCAACACCAAACGCCTTTGTTGCTAATTTAACAGGATTACCAAACCCTGCTTCTTCTGATAATCTACCTAATATATCTTTTCCTTTTTGCGCAAGTATACCTGTTCCCGCTTTTAAACCCGCACTAATTTTATCACCTAAATCTGCTATACCTTTGACTGCTCCAGCAGTTGCAGCGATTGCACCAGCAACTTCTGTGTCTTCACCATCGTGGTTAGCAGAATATGTAACCTTTAATCCAGGAGGCATATACAAAGCGATTGCAGCAGTTACTGTACTATGTGTAGGAAATTTAGATAATACTGAATTTGAATTTTTTGTGTCTTTTATTTCATTACCAAAAAAGTCTTTATTACTTTTCTTAAATCCATCTGCGGTACTTATACCTCTTATACTAGTTCCTGTATCTGCAACAAAGTCTAGGTTATTTTTTTGAAAACCCATCTTTTGAGCGATCATAAAATCGTTTGATTTTGAATCAAGTGTTCCATAATCATTTGATATAGCATAAAACAATATATAATGACCTGTTCCGTTATCTGTTAAATCTAGTGGGTATTGTACTCTATTAAAAGACAATGGATTTCTTTTCATCTTTTCTTGTGGACTATCTGGTATCTCAATAGGTGACTTCTTTAATAACTCTGCAGCCACTTTACCTTGTGATTGATTGAATCCACCATTAAATGCATTAGATAAACTTTTATTGATATATCCAGATGCGAGTGTTTTTAGATGTGATGATGCTCTTTTTAACATATACTAAATATCCTTGTAATGTTAATATTTATAACACAATGAAGAAGTCATATAAAGGTTTATATCGTCCATCTAATCCTAAAAAATATGTTGGCGACCCGTCTAAAATAGTCTATCGTTCACTATTAGAGCGTAAGTTTATGTTACATTGTGACCGTAGTCCTGATATAGTTAATTGGGCAAGTGAAGAATTATCCATACGTTATTTTAATCCAATTGATAAAAAGTATCATTCATACTATCCTGACTTCATTGTAAAGACTATCAAAGGTAAAAAGTTTCTTATTGAAATCAAACCATCTCGTCAATGTAAACCACCAAAGACACCTAAAAAGAAAACAAGAGCATTTATGCGTGAGAGTTTTGAGTATATTAAAAATCAAGCGAAGTGGTCAGCCGCAAAGTCTTATTGTGAAGACAATAACGCAGAGTTTAAATTGATTACAGAAAAAGATTTAGGTCCGTATTAACCAAAAGCATTAGCTAATTTTTCTGCGTATGGATCTATACCAGTATCTAATTTAACTGTACTTACGTTTTGTGAATTGTTTACAATTGTATTATTTGCTGTATTAGGTGATATGACTTGATTAATTGTTCCTGTTCCAGTTGTGTCTTCTGGCTTCATTGCAGCAACTTTTTGTCTTTGTGTGTTTCGATATGCTATGTCATCTTTTAATAATTGATCGTCAGGTGACATAAATTCTGGTTCATCTACTTTATATTTTTTGACGTAATCAGCATTCTTCTTATCAAACGCAATCTTATCATCTCTTAATTTCATTATCATTTCACGTCTTTTTTGTTCTTCTTCATCTAAATTTTTTAAATATTGTAGTTGTTCATCTGTAGTTTTTAGACTATTTAATTCAGTCATTTGTTTAGGTGTTAAAACCCCTGCAGCAAAATCATAACCAGAAGTACCTGATTTTGTTATTTTAGCAGTACCATATTTTTCACCTGTTGCTTCAGCAAAACCCTCTTCCATAGTTGCTCCACCACCAGTCATACGTTCTCGTTCCATACCTGTAACACTTTGGTCTACGTATTTACCTTTAACACCGGTTTCTGTTATTCTTTCATCAGCTTCCCTAGATGCTTTTGTTTCTAATTTTAATTTGTCTTTAATAAAACCAGGTAATGGTAATGCATCAATTGCACCATTAATAGATGTTTTAATTCTATCTACAATACTTGAAAAGAAATTACCTATACCAGCAAATGTGTCTTTTACTGCTTGTACTGCGCCATCCCATAAATCTGTAAAAAATGTTTTTACATTTTCAATAAAGTTTTCTATTGGTTCATAGATGTATTCAGCCAACATTTTATCGCCTGTTCCACCTGGCTTGATAAAATCATAAACAGCAATAAATGGTGCTTTGATACCATCTAATATATCAGTAAAGAATTGTTTTATACCCGCACCTATTTCATCTGTACTTGTACCAAAAAAGTTTAATATGAAGTCAGCAGCTCCTTTTAATATTTTACCAGCGCCACCAAATAAACTTTTAAATCCTTCTGTGAAGTCTCCTTGAAAAATGGATATTAATCCATCAATAATAGAACCGATTCCTTCAAATATTGTAGGAAGTGTTTTTCCAATACCTTCCACAAATGTTGTAATAAATGGTTTTAATACATTTTCCCATAAATTTTTTAGTGGTGGTAATATTTTATCTCTAAAAGCAATTACTATTGATTTTATACTCTCTGTAACCATAGGTAATTGATCTTTTAAAGCAAAAAAAGTTGCACCTAACGCTAACAATATACCTTTTGGACCAAATAATCCACCGATACTAGAACCAAAACTTTTTATACCAGTTCCTGCTTTTCCCATTAGGTCTTTTAATGTACCTATTTTGTCTTTGAATGCATCTGTAAATAATCCCTCACCACCAGCTGGTGATTCTAAAGCAGTTTCTCCAGCAACATCAGCAGATTGTCTTATTTGTTCTTGTTGTATGTCAGTTTGTTCTTCTATAGCTTGTGATTGTTGAGTAGTGTTTTGTTCTATTCTTTGTAATACTTCTTGGTTTGCTTTAATACCATATAATATTCCAACTAGAGTTGATGATTGGTCAACATTTTCTATATAATCTAATTTTTGTGTTTGGGCAAGTGCAACAACAGGCTCACCAACAACCTGTTGCATTGATTGTACTGTTTCTACTGCTGCTGCGTTATCTGCCATTATTTTTTATCCGATTTTGCTCTACTACCTGTGTATAAACCAAACCATGCTGCTCCAGCGCCAACAACAATTGATACTAAACCAGATTGTTCCATTGTAGGAGCTGATAAGTTCATATACCAGATTACTACTTTGTATAATAGATAGATGTATGTTGATATGAATACTCTTGGAAATATTCTCCAACTGTCAACTGCTCTTGCTAGATGTATTAATTTAGCATATGGATTTACACCCAAGTCTTTAATAGAAGTGTCAACTTCTAAATCAACACTAATTTTTTGTTTTGGTTCTACAACCTTAATTTCTTCCATTATTTGTAGGCCTCCCGCCTTCTCTTTTCGTTTTCTTCTTTAATATGATTTATCAATAATGTAACGTATATTTCCCTCTCCCACGGTAACATATTCTCTAGTTCACTTAAAGAATATTTATGATGTTGCATCAAAGCAAAATTAACTTGAAAATAATTTTCCAAGTTATCGTGTGAGAGGCCTATACGAAAAAATTTTGTAGCCCTCTTAACACTACTTTCCCCTTTACTTTCGTATTAGGGTTTTCCACTTCTACCTCGTGTATTAACGCTGGTATAGTATTAAAGAAATTTTGTATATCTTTAAAGTTTTGTGAATTTAATGAGTCTAAAAAATTATCCATTTCTTGTTCTGTATAGTCACTTACATTATATACTTTTTCACCTTCAAATATTTGATGAATACAGTTTCTAATTGTTTTAAACAATTCTGATGTTTTTAATTTACTTGCTTCAACAGAAACATCTACACTATCAAGTGTTGGATATTTCATAATTAAACCTACATTTTTTTCTTTATCTAATATAATTTTATTAGTGTGTGAATCATCTACTTGTACCTCTATTTTTGATAAATCAATATCCACAGGAACATAGGTTTTTTTATCATCTGGACATAAAACTCTAATTTTAGCAACTTCACCAACTGATTTTGATCTTATTTGTAAAAATATGTACTCTAAATCAAATGTTGGTAAACTCTCTACATTAATTTGTCCAAATGTGCAAGCTTTAACAATATCTTTTAATGCTTGTACTACTTGTTTTACTTCTTCTGACTCTAATGCTTGTAATAAAACCTTTTCTTCTTTTACTAAAAATGGTCTATACTTCACAGTCACGTCAGAAGATGGCAACATTAGTTCGTAAGTTGCCGTATTAAGTGTCGGTAATGACATAATATATCTCCTTATTTAAAATTATAAAAACGGTGGGAATACTCTTCCGCCCGTTATTCGTCCAGTAGGTAAATTTCTTCTAGTTTGATTTATCACATCTCTACCTACTCGTTTCAATTCAGGTGGCAACTTATTCAAAATACCACCGAATACTCCAAATTCGTTTGATAATCTAATTTCTGGTACTTTACCAAATGATGACCCAACAGTTGCATTACCTATTTGATCTAAAGTTAGATTTCTCCAATATCTATACGCCAATGTGATTGGCACTTTTACAATATCATCTGCGCCATAACTATATTCAATTGAACCTATTGTTTTAGGATATACTTCATATAATCTGACACCATATGTAATTCTATCTCTATCTGCACCAGTTGTTGATTGACCTAATTGGTATATATCTATCTCTGATGTATATTCGTCATAGTAATTTAAATTGTGTGTATTGATATTAAATATTAATTTTTGCCAAGTTTCAAAAAATGCTCTTTGTCTTAAAAACTTGTCCCCATAAAATGATGCATCAATGGTACCAGGGAAAGTATATGCATATGGCATTTCTCTCTTTGGACCATAAATTTGATGAGCCTCTGACGCAACATTCCTAGATGGCATTGATACACTATCACACATCATACCAACATTTCTAGCAATTTCTTGTCCACCCATAGAATTTATACCTGAAGTAAAAGAACCTCCTTCACCTCCTGTATCACCTGGACTTGGAATATTATCTATTTTTAATTTATTAGGTATGAATATTCTAACAAGGTATCTTGTAGGTCTAGCAAATCCTTCTCCTTGAGCAATATTTGCAACAAATCTACCTATTGTAGATTCTGGATTACCTTGTCTTTGTCTTAATCTTGCGTCACCTTGTACGTTATCAAGTGACCTATCTCTTGGTAGACCAACTCTTATATCGTAATTACCAATTCTTCTTCCGCCTCTTAATATCGCCATTAGTATGGACTTCCTTTCTTAAATTGCTGTACAGGTAACATTACTGCCAACGCTGCTTCATCAAAATCAACTCTTAAAAAATTAGACATAACGTGGTTATACAAATATTTCTTAATCGTTGTTTTCGCAATACCTATATTTTTAACTCCGTCATAGGTTGCATCAATTCTTGTATTTTTATTCATTCCACCAGACGCAAATCTTTGTAATCTATCTAATAGACTTACTCTTTGTAATGGTCTTAAATAGTGAAAGTTCATTCCCATAAATCCACCTGGAATTGTTTGTAAAGGTAACACCAGTGGAAATCTATCATAATAAGGTAATACTTGTTTATATTTAGGGTCATAGAAGAACATATTTAATCTTCCTCTACTTGGAATACCGTTTAATTTACCACTATTCATTAGTTTTCTAGCAGTTATTCTGTCACCTAAATCGGCAACAGTTTTTCTATACCAGTTGGCACTCTTACGAATACCGCCTTGTGCGTCTTTTAGTGGGTCTAATATTGAAATAGCCATTACGCTAATATTTATAATAAAAAAGGCGGCCTTTCAGCCGCCCTTTCAAGTTTTATGAAGCGAGAGAGAATTACTCCTCTTCTGCTAATTTACTAAAGTAAGACAACG